CCCGTGGCCAACGCCTACACCCAGGTCAAGTGCGAGCCCCCTCGCCCCGTCGCCACCGTCGAACAGATGCGCGCCGCTGCGGACGCCGCCATGGCGCACGACGAAGAGATGGACGAGTACAAGTGCGACTCGTTTGGCCGCAAGCATGAAGACCACATCGGCTGGTTCGTCTGCAACGGATGCGGCCAGCGCACCGCCACCGCCGACGGAAAGAAGCCGCTCGGCTGGGTCTTCAACGACCAGATCGACGGCAAAGTCTACAAGGCGCTCTGCCCTCCATGCTTCGGGACCGGCATTCCTCAGAAGTACGTATGCGAGTGGTGCAACAGTACGACGGAGTCGCGGGTCTTTCCGCCGCCCGGATGGAAAGAGTCCGATGACAACGAGGTCATCTGCTTCGCATGCGCCGAAGAAGAGGCGAAGCCATGAACCACCCCGTGCACGAGATGAACGACGACGAGCTGCTTGCGTACCTGCGCGACCAGTTCGACGAGCCGACGCTCGACGTGGAGCCGTGGTCGGAGGGCACCTTCCGCGTGTCGGTGACGCAGAAGGAGATGGACGAGCACTACATCAACGAGGAGTACGCCTGGGGCAACACGCCCCGCGCCGCGCTGCTCAACTGCATCTACCGGCACGGCGCGATGATGAAGCGCGAGGGGGTTCGGAAGCCATGAACCTCGAAGACCTTGGCCGCCGTGCGGTTGCCTGCAAGCACTGGCGGTGGATGCCGGGAATGCTGCTTCTTTGGAAGCTGCACGAGCGCGGCGGCACCTATTGTGGCCGGGTGTGCCACCTCGGAAGCTCTGACAGTGGCACGGGGAAAGACGTGTACTGCGAAGGACGAGGGGACCGCTTCGACGGTGTTCTTGAGGTTCCGAATTGCTTTCCCGACCTCTCCGACCCCGCAACGCTCGGCTGTCTTCTCGCGTTGGTACGCGCGGCGTGGCCGCATGAATGGCACAAGTTCATGGTGCCGATCTTCGACGGCATAAGCCACTGGTATGTGGGATGCCTGATGCCTGGCACGTCCAGGATCGTCATGCCTACCCGCGTCATGCAGAACGGGTTGCTTGACGCGCTTCCACCGAAGTCGACCGAAGCCGAGGCCCTCGTGGCCGCACTGGAGGCTGCGCCATGAATGCCATCAAGTACCTCTTCCTCGTCATGGAGCTCCACGAAAGCCCCGACGAACGCCCCGTCATTCACGGCATCTTCACCGACCTCTACATGGCCATGACCATCTTCAACATGGCGATCAACGGCTGCACCCACCCGTGCTCCAAGCAGTACTTCTCCGGTGGAGATGTGGCTCGTGTCGAGGTCGCAGACGGCCCGCGACGTGGTCTGTGCTGGGTCATCGAGCGCATCCCCGTCACAACCCGCCCCGACATGCGCCTCACCGAGGGCGCAGGCTTCGACTTCGGCGTTCACTCCGGCGCGGCTCTTGAAGCCATGGACAAGGCAGGCGTCCTGTGACCGACCCCATCAAACGCCGTGTGCCAGGTGGCCGCATGGTCGCTGGCGCAAAAGCCTACTGCGACGCCTGGCGCAAGTACGCCGAACCCGTCGCCGCCATGCTCGGCTGGCACATCCACTCCTTCGGCAACGGATACGTTCGCTTCGTATCGTCCGACCACCAGCATACCCAGTCCATGGGCATCGAATTCATCGAAGCCCTTTTCCCTGTCATCCGACCAAAGGCCATTAAATGCTCACGTTGCAACGCGCCATCTTCCTCCGTGGAGTCTTCGACCCCGCCGACCCCTCGCGCATCACGACCACGCTCTACCGCCCGAAACACACCGACCTCCGATTCGAAGACGGCTTCGTCCGATCTGGAGACCTCCTCGTCCCCCTCGACAACGTCGTCGAGCTCAAGTCCATCTCCCGAGACGAAGGAAACGAAGCCGCCACAAGCGACGTGAAGGAAGACCCGAATGCCATCGCACCCGTCGCCCAAGACGCCGTCGAAGCACCTCAAACCATCGAAGAGCCCGTCGTCCGCCGTCGTGGTCGCCCCCGAAAGAACCCAAGCGGAGAAGACTCTTGAGGCATTCGAAAGCCAGGTTCGAGCCCAGCTCGAAGAGAAGTCCCTCGTCCACTTTGAAGGTCTACTTACTTCACCTCTTGGCTTTGGGCTTACTACTGCATCTCCACTTCAGCGGGCAATCGCTCGTGTGGCTGACGGTCGCCCTCTGGCTGAACTCGCTGGCGACGAACGAGTACTGCGCGCGTTTGGAGGGGTTGTTCCTGAAGCGGTCAAGCCCGCCGAGTTCGCCATCGTATCCGGCATCCGCACGGCCAAGAGCCTTTCCGCCGCTGCGCTTGCCGTCCATTGGACGCAACGAGCCGATCTGAGCCGACTTGGGCCAGGCGAAATCCCACGTATCTCCATCGTCTCGCTCTCGAAGGACCTCGCCGACGTTGTCTTCGGCCACATCGTGGGCCGCATGATGGCGTCCCCCATCCTCTCCAGGCTCATTCTGGAGACCCCTACCGCCGACACGCTCATGATTCGGCACCCCTCAGGGCGTCCCGTCGAAATCAAAGTCGTCGCCTCGTCCAAGGCCGGCTCCTCGCTCGTCGCCCGCTGGTCTGCCGGCGTCATCCTCGATGAGGTCGCACGCTGGGGCGCAGACGATGCAGCCGTCTCCGTCAATGACCTGCGCGACGCCGTCCTGCTCCGCATCCTCCCAGGAGCCCAGCTCGTCTACATCAGCTCCCCCTGGGCCCCCATGGGCTTCCTCTACGACCTGGTCAAGGAACGATGGGGTCGTCCAAGCCGGGACTGCGTCGTCGTCAAGGCTCCCGCCTACGACATGGCCCCGCTCATCTGGACCGACGACAAGCTGGAGATTGCACGCCGAGACCCGCGCATCTACCGCACCGACATTGAGGCCGACTTTGCCGACCCCGAGGAGGCCCTCTTCACGACGCAGATGCTCGATACGGCCACTCGCAAAGAGCCGCTCGTCGCCCCGCCAAGGCCCGGTGCGCTCTACACCGCCGCCATCGACCCTGCCACCCGTGGCAACAGCTTCACACTTGTCGTCGCCACCGGCTCGGGGCGTAAGGAAAAAGTTATTTGCTTAGCGAAGCAGTGGACCGGAAGTGCTGTAAATCCCCTGCGCCCCGCTGCGGTACTCGCTTAGATTGCACATATCCTAAAGGCCTATCAAGTCACCGTGCTCGACAGCGACCAGTACATGGGCGACGCCCTCCGTGACCTGGCTTCGCAGGTAGGTCTCGTCCTTATCCCGCACGCCTGGACCTCAAGCGAGCGCACCAAGCGGTATCTGACACTCAGGACCATGTTCGAGATCGGCGAGGTCGAGCTCCCGCCTGACCCCGTCGTTCGACAGGATATGCAGCGCGTCGTCAAACGCTACACGCAGACCGGCGTCACCATCGACCTCACCAAGTCGGGCGACGGTCGCCACGCCGACTACGCCCCAGCCATCTGCATGGCTCTCACGCGCTGGCACGAGCAAATGCCAACCCAAGATCAGTCCTCTTTCGAAGACGAGTACAAGGGACTCACGAAGGAAGAGCGAGATATTTGGATTCCGATTGAAAAGAAGATACGCCGCAAAAATGAACGCGCGGCAAGGAGCGGTCGCTTTCGACCTTGAGGGTCTTACGGAAACCTGGATACTTGCCCATGAATGGCCGGTATCACCGAAACGACCGATGCGTGGTGGCTCCTCCATCAGAATAATGAGGACCCTGCCAACGCAGTAGTCGGCGCGATCAACTCGATTCGCAACGAATCGGCTTACCGTCGCCAGATGTGGACGCGCGCTGCAGAGGTTTACGGCACCGATCTCAAGATGTTCGGTATGCCGATCCGCAACGTATGGGACGAGCGGGTCTCGTTCAACGTGGCGCGGAACGCCATCCACACCATGCAGGCCAAACTGGCCCGCCAGATGCCGCTACCTAGTACCTTGACGGTAGGTGGCGACTTTCTGCAACGGTACCGAGCCAAGCAGCTCGACCGGTTCCTGCATGGAGCGTTTTACGCGGCGTCGTACGCCAAGGCGTACCCGCAGCTTCTGCTCGACGTGCTCGTTTTTGGCGTTGCGGCCTGCAAGGTCTACGTCCAAGACGGCGCAATTCAGATGGAGCGCGTGCCGATCTTCGATCTGCTCGTCTCCGACGCCGAGTCTCGCTACGGAACGCCGCGTTGCCTCTACCACCGCTGCTACATGGACCGCTCTGTGGTCCTCGAAGCGTTCGGCGGCGACGAGGAAGACCTCTACGGAACCGAAAACGAGCGCAAGAAGGCCGTTCTGTCGGCCCCGCGCCCTGCGGATGACGACTCGACGTACATGAACACGTCGCGGTACTCGGATCAGATCCTGGTTTACGAGGCCACGCACCTCGCCAGCGGTCCGAATGCTACGGACGGGCTGCGCGTCATCGCTCTTTCGACCGGTACGCTCGCCACGGTGCCCTGGAAGCGCACGGCCAACTTCGGATTTGGCTTCCTGCGCCTGAATACGGACCTCGCGGGCTTCTACGGCCCGTCGATGGCGCTCGAACTCGCCGCTGCGCAGGACGAGTACGACAAGCTGTCGAACAAAATCCAGATTGCCCACGACCTGATGGGCGGTTCGCACATCATGGTGCAGGCCGGTACGCTCGGGAAGACGAAGATCGACAACGACGTTGGGACGATCATCGAATACCAGGGCGCGAAGCCCGACGTGTTCAACCCGCAGCCGGTTCACCCGGACACGTACGCGTACAAGGACATGATCGCGCAGAACATGCTGCGCTATCAGGGCATTTCCGAGCTTTCCGCTCAGTCGCTCCTGCCGGCGGGCCTGCGCCAGGCCTCGGGCCACGCGCTTCGCGTGTATGACGACATGGAAGACTCGCGCTTCCGCGTTGCGCACGAGGCGGTTCGCCAGTTCCACGTCGAACTCGGCTGGCTCATCGTCGACGCGTGCGAAGAGGCTGCTGAGAACGGCGAAGAGGTTGAGATTCTGGCTCCTGGCCAGGGCGCGCTGGAGCGCATCAACTGGTCGGACGTTCGCATGGACCGCAAGGAGTACACGCTCCGCTGCGAGCCCATCTCCGCGCTCTCGCAGAGCAAAGCGGCGCTGCTTCAGGAGACCTTGGAGCTCGTCGACCGCAAGATCATCACCGATCGGCGCATCGTGGCCGACATGCTCAACCTGCCGGACATTGACGCGACGCGCGACTTGGAGACGGCGGACGTGGACGTGGTCGACAAGGCCTGCTCGCTCATCCTGCGAGGGCTCGACTACCCAGACCCCGACAAGCGGCTGCTGCTCGACGTTGCCTACGACCGAGCGCGCAAGCACTACAACAAGGCGCGCGTTGACGGCGTGCCCGAGGAGCGCATCGCCGCCCTCGACGAGTACTTGTCGAAGATTGAGGCTCTGATTGCGCAGATGCAGGCCGAGGCCCGTGAGGCTCAGGCAGAAGCGCAAGCAGCGGCACAGCCGCCACAAGCGGCACAACCGCCGGCACCGCAAGGACCGGCACCAGAGGAGGTACCCAGTGTCTGACGATCTTTACGCACGCATGAACGCTGCAGCGAGTGAGGCCATCAAGGCGGCAACGCCGGCAGAGTCTGGCGATGAGCCGGTTGCCGTCGAAGCAGCAGCCGAGGAGCAGCCCGAGGCAACGGAGCCTGATGCTGCCGAGGCTGGTGAAGCTGAGGAAGTGAGCGAAGAGTCTGAGCCGGAGGAAGCGCAAGCTGCTGAGGCGGAAGAAGAGTCGGAAACCGAAAGCGACGTAGCGGACGAGATTATCGCTGTTCGTCAGGCTGCTGAGCGTCGCGTGCGTCAGGCCGAGTCGCGCATGCGCGAGCTTGAGGCGAAGCTTGCCAAGTCGGACGAGCGCGTTCAGCAAACGCAGAAGCAGGTCGTTGACGAGATCTTCAAGCGCCTGCGTCGCGCCCCCGCGCGCACGTTCAAGGAGTTCGGGTTCGAGTTCCAGGACCTGATCGACGCGGGCATGCGCGAGGGCCAGATGCACGAAGGTGCGTTTGGTGAGATTGACGAGGTCCGCCAGGAGCTCAAGGCGCTGCGTGAAGAGCGCGAGAGCATGCGCCGTGAGACCGAGGAGCGGCAGATGCAGTCGCAGCTTGCCGAGGCGCGCACGTCGTTCCTTCGCCAGGTCTCCAAGGACCAGTTCCCGACGCTCTTCAACATGTTCGAGGATGACGTTGAGTCGCTCTGGCAGGAGGCAATGTCGGTCGCCGAGTCCCACGAGAGCCGCCACGGCGAGCAGCCCGAGGACATTGCCGTCATCAAGTACCTCGAAGACAAGTACAAGCGAAAGCTTTCGCGCCTTGGTGCGGCTCCAGCCGCTGCACCTGCGCCGGTCGCCGCCCAGAAGAAGGGCGTGAAGACCATCTCGACGAAGGCTGCCAGCGAGACGCGGACTGCTGGCAAGCCGTTTGGACAGCTCGATGCCGACCAGCAAAAAGCTGCCCTTTTGGCCGCAGTCAAAAAAGCAACCTCGCAACCAGCTAACTAGGAGTTTCAATCATGCCGTACGCAAACCCGACCTACTCTGCCGTTCAAGCCATCCTCAAGACCAAGTACCCGGATGGTGCGATCCCGCAGGCGCTCTACAAGAACTTCCCGCTCCTCGCGCTCGTCAAGAAGACCACGAACTTCGATGGCGACTTCCGCGTTGTGGCGCTCCAGAACGAGCGTCCGCAGGGTTCGTCGTCTGGCTTCAAGATTGCCCAGGGCATCGCGAAGGCTGGCGTCAACGGCGGCGGCGGCTCGTACAAGCGTTTCCAGGTCTACCGCACGCGCCACTACGGTCTCCTCCGTATGGACGGCGAGACCATGAAGGCTGCGGTCCGTACCTCGGGCGCGCTCGTTGACCTCTGGAACAACGAGACGGACGGCATCTCGACGAACGAGCTCCAGGAACTTGAGTTCCAGCTCTTCGGCGATGGCACCGGCAAGCGCGGTGTTATCTTGGGCGCTCCTACCGTCGCGTCGGGTGTTTTCACGATCCAGCTCGCGACGCCCGCTGATGCGGTCAACTTCATGCTCGGCATGAAGGTCCAGTTCTGGGACCTGACCGGTGCCGGTACGCAGCACGCCTACGGTGTTGCTACCGCCGAGTCTGAGGACGGTACCGGTATGTACGTCACTGGGATCAACCGTCAATCCGGCTCGCTCACCACGCAGGTGTTTGTCGCTGGTGTGGCAAGCACCACCGCAACCATCGGCGGGATCGTTTCTGGCGACTCGATTGTGCGCGCTGGTGACGCGACTGGTATTGCCAACGTCGGTTACGGCGGAGCCGTTAGCCCCTACTCGGCCACGGGTTCGGCTCTTGGCTGCGTGACCGGCCTGCAATCGTGGATCACGAGCCCGTCGGTTACGGACAACTTCTGGGGTCTCAACCGTTCGGTCGACCCTGTCCGTCTTGCCGGCCAGGTGCTCTCGGTCTCGGGTCTCCCGATGAACGAGGCGCTCATGGAGGGTGAGGCTCGCGTGCTCGTGCAGGGCGTTGGTTCGCCCGACACGATCCTCGTGAACCCGCTCGACCTCCAGAACCTCAAGAAGGCGCTCGGTTCGGACATCGTCTACGACCGCGTGCAGTCGAACGTCGCTGGCATCTCGTTCAAGAGCATCCAGTACGATGGTGCGAACGGCCCGATGAACATCGTGGCTGCGCCGATGTGCCCGCGCAACAAGGCGTTCATGCTCCAGATGTCGGCGTTCGAGCTCTCGACGCTCGGCGCTGCGCCGCAGATGCTCGACTGGGACAACAACGACTACCTCCGCGTGAACGACAACGACCAGTACGAGGTTCGTTTCGGCCACTACGGGCAGTTCCTCTGCAACAACCCCGGCGCGAACATCATCCTCACCGGCTTCGGCACCTGATCGGTTGGGCATTGGCGCGCTGCTGTGTGGTGGCGCGCCTTTGCCACACCTCCTAAAGGAGAACGAACATGGCTCTGAACCGATACCTTTATCCTGCGAAGAACTCGAACCTCCCCGAGTTCATCATCATGTCGCAACGCTGGGGCGTTGGCGCTGCTGGCGCTGTTACGCCCACTGGCGCTACGACCGATCCTGGTCGCGGGCTTCAACTGACGCGAACGGGCACTGGCGTTTACACGCTGGCTTTTGCTCCTGATAGCAGCGGCGGCACGTCTTCGGTGCAAGCGATCGTTCATCCGATCGTGACCATCATGGACTCCGTTGTGCCCACGATCGTGCAGGTCACGAACATCACGACCACTGGCTTCACCTTCTCGGTGACGAACAACGCTGGTGTCGCTGACGACGTGAGCAACGGCGGCATGATCTGCATCAGCCTCATCTGCACCAACAGCTCGGTGGTGGCGTGATGAAGGGCAAGGGCGGCATGGCTCTCATGATCGCTCTTGGCAAGAAGAAGCCTGGGATGGACGAGGAGCGTGGCTCCTCTCCGTCCCTTGCTTCGGACGAGGAAGACGACGGCATGGAGCTCGAATCCATGGCGAAGGCTTTCTTCGAAGCCGGGAGCAAGGGCAAGTACAAGTCGGCTGCGCGCATCTTCAAGGAGATGAGCAAGGCCTGCAGTGGCGAAGGGTACGAGGAAGAGGATTGACGCATGGCATACTCAAGGACGCTCGCTGAACTCGAACTGGCTGTGCGGCGCGAAGCCGACATGGTGAACTCGCAGTTCGTCACGTCCGATGAGGTGCGTGCGTACGTCAACCAGTCGTGGGCTGAGCTCTACGACCGGATCGTGCTTTTCGATCAGGAGTACCTCCTGCGCTATGTGAACATCGTGTCCACTGGCGCAGGAGAGTACGACATTCTCAATGCAGGCAAGACGGGCCAGGTCATCTCGCTTGCATGGTTTTCGCCTTCTGGCACTGGCTACGCAGTCGGCGATACGATTCGCCTGACGCAGCCGTCGACCGGGGCAAACGGCTGCCTGGCTACCGTTACTGCTGTAACGGGTGGCGGAGTGACCGATGCCACCGTCATCGTTGCCGGCAACGGCTATGTGAGCGACAACACGTCCTCGTTCAATGCTTTGCTGAACATGAGTCCCATTGGAGCTTCGGTAGGCGTAGGCGGTCAGTCCTACGGCTACATCGAGAGCGACTTCTACAAGTGCAAGGGCGTCTGGTACGGCAGCGGAACCACGGGTAACATCTCGACGTTCAACCCCCTGCGCCGCTTCATGTGGGACGAGCAGAACCTGCTTCGCCAGGCTGGCATCTACGAAGGCAGCAACGAGCTTCCGTACTACCGAATCTATACGGTAAACGGGCGTGAGCTTCTCTCGATCGCGCCTGATACGCTCGGTGGAACGTATCGCGTCTACTACTACCCGGCTCCGCAGCGGATGCTTGTAAGTTCCGACCGTGTGGATGGTCGCGCTGGCTGGGACGAGTGGGTCGTGAAGGACAGCGCCATCAAGTGCCTCCTCAAGGAGGAGAGCGTAGAGCAGGCGGCGGCCATCAAGGTCGTGCGTGACGAGCTCTTTCAGAGGTTCCAGCTCCATGCTTCGGAGCGAGACGCCGCGCAGCCAGAGCGCATTCGGCGCACTGCGCTTCTGAGCAACCGTTACGGCTGGTGGAGGTGAGTCATGTCGGGAGCAAAGCCCGAGCAGTTTACTCCTCGTCCTAGTGGCAACGCGCAGCTTGACCGCGTGCAACGCACCGTGTCGGATGCGACCGACGCGATTCGGCAGCAGCCGCCGCCATCGCAGACGGTCACGAGCCTGAGCAAGAGTTCGCCTGGTCAGGGCATCACGTTCAAGCCGGGTCAGACCGTGGACATTCCCCACAACCTCGGGCGCATCCCGAACGGGTTCAACATCGCGAAGGTGCTGACCAACACGCCAAAAGCGTCTTCGGCTCCATACGCGACGCCGAACCTGCAGGTTGTTGAAGTTCCCGGACCACTCGGGCAGAAGATCATGCGGCTGCGCTACATCGCGCCGAAAGACGACCAAGGCAACGACGTGATGACGCCCGTTCGCCTGAACCTGGAGATTACCTGATGGCTTCGAACGAGCAGATCGTTAACGCTCCAGTTGTTGCGGGTGTCGATGTCTATACGGACCCGAACAACCTGAAGCCACCTGCGCTCGTTGCGGCTGACAACGTGACGATGCGTCAGCCGGGCAGCCTGGAGAAGCGTAACGGGTTCTCGCTCGTAGTTGGCACCGGCAATCAGCCAGCCTCTGCGTTCGACGGCGACTCGGTGCCCGATCCCAGCGTCGAGGCGCTCGGTTTGAACGAGTCTGCTGCTGGAGAGAAGGCACTGCTTGCGGCGGGCTCAAAGCTCTACGAGTTCGTTGGTTCGGACGCAAGCCACGGCTGGCGCACGGTCAACCGCATCCCGGAGTTCATCGGTACGCTCAATGCCGTAACGTCGTCGGGCGGTAGCATCATCGAGGTCGACTCGATTCCCAGCCCAGATGGCCTGTATGTCTTCACGGCATGGCTCACGGGCGCTCGTACGGGGCAGGAGCTTTCGAGCGATCTCGCCTACGCCAACATGACGACGGCGTCGTACAACTCGTTTGGCAATATTCTGTATTACGCTGTACAGAAGGTGTCTGACGGATCGTTCGTCGTCGCTCCAAGTGTTTTGCAGGCGAACACGTCTAACCCGATCCTGAACCTGCGGCTGACGCGGCTGTGGACGAGCGGCTCGAAGTACAACGTCATCGCGGCATGGCAGAACGGCGGCTCTGTTCAGTACAAGATGTTCGACTTCGCCACGGCGACGCTGAGCATCCAATACGCCCTCGGGACCGTCGGCCAGACCTGCTTCCGCTCGTTCGACATTACGGGCCTTCAGCGGTCCGTTACGGGCTCTGCGTCGATGGTGTGGGCCGCATGTCCGTCTGATACGTCTGGGGTGGCTCCTGCTGCCTTGTCCGCGCAGCTCGTGACGGTGAACCCGTCGACCGGGGTGTTCACGGTCAACGCCAGTGTGTCCAACATCATGGCCAAGGCGGCTCCGGGTGCTGGCACCTGGTTTGAGGCCTGGGCGTTCCGTGGCATCGTGCTTGAGCAGGACCCTACAACGGGTGCTCTTGCTGCATCGGCTCGCGCCATCACGCAGTACTACACGGCTCCAGCCACGGCATCAGGCCAGCTTGATGGGCAGCTATGGACGGTGTTCCTGACGGCTGCACTTGGCTCGCTCACGGTCAGCGCGAACAACGCGCAGATTCCGTTCATCGGGTTTCAGACGCAGGACAATCACGACAGCGTTCTTCCAAACGTCGTCGGAACCTCAAGCGTGAGCGGCAACGTTCAGATGTTTGAGCCGTTTCTTACGGCGGTTACGCCAGGACCAACGACGTTTGTGCCGACGTCATTGAAAACGCCGTACACCATCACCGGTCAGCTTCCAGATTTGACGTATCAAACCTACGTCTGCGCCTTTGCGTCGTTTAGCCAGTACTCGTCGCCAACGACGTTGACGCGGTACATGACGCTGAACATTACCGAACCGAACCTTGCGGGCTACACGCCGAACCTGAACGCAACGGTTTACCAGGCTGCTCCGGCATTTCCGACTCCGACCCATACGTATCCGCAGGATGCGCCGCAGCCGATCTCAGTGACTGGGTTGTTGAATCAGATTACCCGTATCGACATTTCGACCATCGTAGGCGCGCTCACTGGTTTCACGCCTGGCGTCCACATCGGCTGTCCGGTGTATGTCGGTGCTGCGATCGTCTGCTACGTGTCTGTGTTCGTAAATCCGTCTGGCGGCGTCACGGAGATTGCGATCCAGGATGGTCTTCCTGGTGTTGTGCCTCCGGCAGGAAACCCGGCAACCGCAAGCGCCATCTCGAACATCGTCATTCCTCGACCAGCAGGACCTCCTTTCGCGTGGCCGGCTGGAGGTAGCGCGTACAGTGAGCTGTACGGAAGCACGAACCCGTTGATGGCGGCGGATTCGCCAAACCGCATCATTCGCACAACCAACACGCAGTACCTACTTGATGGAAACATCGAGCATTGCGTCCACCGCTGGGACGTGAAGTCTGATTCGGGTTCGGGTGCGGCGTTCATCGCGCTTTCATCTGTCAGCGCGAACACGACGACGACTCCGAATGGCGATGAGCCGTTTGGTGCAGCAGACCCGCACAAGGCCAACAGCTTTTTTGAGGTCTATCGCTGGGACCAGTCGACCGACCGACTGCTTGTTGCAACCAATGGTTCTTCCTCACCTGGTGTGCTTGTTGGCGCGCTGGGTGGCCCATGGCGCATGGTCGGTGGTCTTATCAAGGGCACTGGCAACAACCTCTATTGCGCCATCTGTCCAGGTGGTGACGATTCGCAGCGCAACACGTTCCTGATGCGCATGAGCATGTCGAGTCCGTTCTCGGTCACGTATGCTCCGCAAGGAAAGCCCAATCCAGGAAGCAGCGACTACATCTACGAGGACAACCCAGGTCTCTTCGTCGAGTCGTGCAACATGATGCGCGTGACCTCGGTGCCGCTGAATCTGCCGAGCGTGAGGCCGTTCGACAACGTCGGCATGTCCGTCGCCGCGATGCGTGATGGAACCTCTGGTGGGACGCAGGACGTTTTCAACATCCGGTACCAGTCGAACCCGTCCTCCTGGCGCAAGCTGCTCCAGCTTTCTGACTACACGTTCATCAACGGCGGCACCTTGTCGGTCTTTGATGGAGTGGGCGCTTCGGAGTCCACGCTGTTGATGTGGCCGCAGAAGGACTTCACGAGCATCAACTGGCCGATTGTGAACCCGGATGTGTACGTCGTCACCACGCAGGGTTCGCAGAACAACGTCCAGAATACGTTCTCGGCGAATGCGTTCTACGACCACACGGGTACGTCTGGTCGCGATGCGTATTGCGTCGTCAACATCACCAGGGCTTGGTTCAAGTATGAGGCTGGCCTCAACGACAAGAACGGGTTCAACAACCCCGATTATTGCGGCTGGGGTTTTATCAAGACGTATTGGGGTGGAGAGCCGTCAAAGAACTACGAGACGGTTTACGCCGATCCGCGCGTTGCGCAGTACGCCTTCAGCAAGGCGAGCTACTCGAACGGCTGGAACGAGTCGAACGAGGAGAAGCAGCACTACTACGGGCGCTATCAAGAAACGCCGCGTAACTTTCAGGAGTACGGCGGCAGCACACCTAGTGGAAAGCCATTCGGCATTCCGACGGGCGGCGTAAGTACGGCGCTGTATCTCTGGGCTCCTCGTTCTGCCCCAGGATGGGGCAACCTGGCTTGCAACCTGTACAATCCGGCCACGGCTGGTGGCGACTTCCTCATGGGGTGGACGTACGAGTACACGGACGGCACTGGCCGCGCCGTTCGCTCTGCTGTCAGTAACGCAACGCAGTACACCGTGTGCGCCGAGATTCAGGGCGATTGGTACGACGCATCGAACAGCAACGAAGCCCCCGAGTATACGGGCGGTGTTGTAACCAAGTTCAAGTGGGGCTTCTTCGCCCCTCGCCTCGAACTCACCAACCGTCTCAAGACGGCAGCGTCGGATGCTCAGCGCGTGTCGCTGCAGCCGTACACGACGGCTGAGCCCTATGCGACGGTCCTGTACCGTATGCCGTTTTCGAGCTGGAGCTCGCCGTCTGCCGACTTCGTGGTCGACCGCAACAAGACCCGTGGCGTCGTTCCGTACTCGCTGAGCCCGTATGCCGCGTCGAACCCGCTCGGCTACGTCATCGACAACTTCTCGCTCTTCGATGGGCCTCAGAAGGACTACAACGGGCTTCTCTCTGAGCCGTTCATCTACACGACCGGAAACGTGCTCGACAACGTGCCGCCGCCTTCGGCGCTGGCCATGTGCGTGCACCAGAACCGCTTGGTCATCGGTGGCGCAGACGACGCGACGGTCATCTGGTTCACCAAGGAGCTCGGCCCCACGGACGCTCCTGGCTTCAACGATGAATTGACGCTGCAGATTGACGACGGTGGGGCTGTGACGGGGCTCGCCTCCATCGAGAGCGCGCTCATCGTCTTCAAGTCGGACGATATCTTCGTCATCGCCGGCACGATGCCCGACTCGACGGGCTACGGTCCGTCGCTCTCGACGCCGCTCAAGCTGCCGTCTGGCATCGGCTGCGTCGACCACCGATCGGTCATCGAAACCCCGGTCGGCATCTTCTTCCAGAGCAAGCGCACCATCGAGCTGCTCAAGTCGAGCTTCGAGGTCGAGCCTGTGGGGCTCAAGTACACAGGGCTCAACGGCTTCGACACCGCGACGATTAGCTCGGTGTCGCACTCGCCAGAAACGCAAGAGGTATACTTTACGTATTACTTTGGCGATGAGGCAACGACGATCGCAGAAGTCGCCGTGTTCAACTACGCGCTCATGGCCTGGATGCGCTGGCGTGTTGCCAACCTTGGCGAGAAAAACGTCCGTCTCGCCGTCATCAACGGCAAGCCTGCGATTGCCTGCCGCAACACGAACACGGTAACGGCCTCAGAGCAGGCGTTCTACTACACGCAGAACGCTTTCTGGTCTGACCGTTTGCAGGGTGGAACGTACTCGTTTGTTCCGATCGTGCTTAGCACGGCTCCCTTCTCTATGCACGAGGTGCAGGGATACGAGCGTCTCAAGCGTGCCTCGGTGCTCACGACGTTTGAGTATCCCGGTGCGGTCAAGACGGCGTCTCCTGCGGTTGCGCTCTACATCGGGGGCCCGCAGGCAAACTCGGCGCAGACCACGAACTGGTCAGCAGCCGATGTGCAGTCGCTGACGAGCTCCGTGTACTGGGATGGCCGGTTTGAGACTCACGTTGCGGAGCAGAAGAACCGTGCGCTCCAGCTCGTGTTCACCGAGGACCCGGCGACGGTTGGCTCGGCTGACAACCCCAACATCCGCGTATCTGGTTTTGCCTTCCGCATCGGCTTGAAGGCTGGCTTTGATAAGCGTACAACCAGCGAAGCACGGCGCTAGGAGTAGTCATGGCAGATCAAGCACCAACTGGGGGCGGTGGAGGCGGCTATTCGCAGGCGCAAATGGACGAGCTTCTTCGTCTTATGCGAAAGCGCGAGGCCGACATGCAGGATGCCGCTGCCGCTGCTGCCAAGGGCGCTGCTGGCGGTGGGGCCATGGGCGGTCTTCCTGGTGCTCTTGTTGGTGCTGGGCTGAGCATCGCGACGCCCTTCGTGACCAAGGCACTCGGCAGCCTCTTCGGTGTCTCGGATGCCGAGGAGGAAGAGCGCCAGGCCCTGGATCGCGCCAAGGCCCCTTTCCGGGCCGTTGCGCAAGGCGGAACGACCCAAGGGCAGGCTGGCATCGCGTACGCGCGAGGAAGGACCCTTCAGGACCTCGCATCGCAGACGAAGCGCGTCAGTGCTCAACAGCTTGCAGACACCCAGGCGCAGTACTCCGCTCAGCTTTCTGACCTTCGTTCGCGCGAGCAGGAGCGAGCTCGTGCCATGCTCGGCAGCATTGAGCAGCTCGAAGCCGAGCGTGCGGCCAAGTCGGCTCAGCGTCAGCGTCAAGCCTTGAGCCAGGGTATCGCTGGCGCGGTTGTCCCGTTGGCTCAGCAGCTCCTGACGCCCAAGACGGCTGCAGAGGTAGAGGCCGATCGGCAGAAGGAATCCGCCGCGATGGGCTTTAGCGGACAGCAGCCTGCTGAATCCATGAGCTCTGGAGAGCTTGCATCTGCGCTTGGGTTCTCGCCTGGTGCTGCTGCTGCTGGTGCAACTCCCGCTGTTGCATCTACTCTTGCCGCTGCTGTTGCTGGCGGCGCTGGAGCCGCACCTGCTGCGCAGCCTGGGTATGAGTCGCTCTACACTGGGCCGTCGATTCAGACCGCGCCATCCGCAAATCAGCAACGCATTGAGCAAGAAGCGGCCATGACCGCCATGGCCATGCGCGATCCGTCGAAGACGGCCATGGCTCGTGAGTATTTTGCACCAGCTAAGCCTGGTGCCCAAGATACGCTCGCGGACCTTCAGTCGCAGCGCCAAACTGGAATGGGGCTTGGAGCAATCCCGACTGGTCCGTACGGATCTCGCGTTGGTACGCAGACTGGAATGGATGCGGAAACGCGTGATATTCAATCGCGCATCGACATTAACAAGTCCATGTCTCCATTCATGAAAACGAGTCTTGGTGGCGAGCAAGTTGCTCCTGCGCCTCTGACTGGAGACTTTCAACCCACCATCACTGACGAACTTCGGAAGCAACGACCTGGTCGCATGCCTCGTCGCCCACGGCCTGTTCGTGGTGGCGGCGGTTATGCATTCTGAGGGAGCACCATGGCTGGACTACTTGAAGAGCAGTACAAAAAAGGGTTCGACGTAGCCACTGGCAAGCAGCCTGCTGCGAAACCAAAAAGCGCAGCTGAGCGCGTTGCGTCTTTTTTTAAATCAGAAGGTCTACTCGGTGATCGCTACAAGCGAGGGTTTAATGCAGCCGCAGGTGCAACTCCGGCGCAGGCTGAGGTTTATACGCCGCCCGAGGCATCGCTGCCGAACCTTACGCTTGAGTCCGTGCAAAAGTCGGAGCCTGCATCGCAGGGCTATGGACCGATGCATGATCTTGAGACCGGCATGGCAACGCGCTGGTCTGGTCCAGAGACGACCACTGCAGGCGGCACTGTTGGTCTGGACCCTGGTGCTGGGGCTACTGGTGCGCCTGCAGCTCCGACCGAGCGCGACCGTCAACTCGCGATGCTCGACGAGATCTACGCGCAGTACCAAGGCATGCGCGGCGCTCCTGTCGTCGGCATGAACAAGGACATTGTGCAGGGCATCGCCGGCCAACAGGCTGCCATGCGTGGCGTTATCGGCGCGATGGGAGCCGAGGTTCCTGGTCAAGAGGCTGCTCGTGCTGGCCAGATGGCTGCCGGTCAACGGTACATCGAGGGTCTGCAAAAGTTGCAAGGAGAGCAGGCGCAGCTCTTTGGAGCTCGTCGCCAAGCGATGGCCGATGACGAACTTCGCATGGCGCAGGCCGAGAAGTCGTTCGACGCCTCGCGCGTCATCCGCGAGGTCGGCAAGAGCCCGCTCTCGACGGGTGCGCTCTCGTTCGCGGCGGGTCTTGTCGGTGCGCTTAAGGGTCAGGCTGGCGACATGAGCCCGAACCAGATCCTCGGTGAAGTCGACAAGGCCATCGAGCGCGACGTGATGAACCAGCAGACCGAGTACGGTCGCATGAAGGAAGGCATCGCGGGTCGCCGCACGAACTTCCTCGACGCGATGCGTATGGGCGCTTCTGAGAACGAGGCGCTTGCGGCCTCGACGCTCGCCTCGATGGACCAGCACAAGCGTGCGTTGGAGTTTGCCGAGCAGCGCATCAGTGGAGCCAAGGAGAAAAGTGCGGTCCAGCAGGCCATCTCGCAGCTCGACATGCAGCGCGGCAAGATGAAGATGGACCTCGACCTGAAGAACGCCGCGAACTACGTGGCGATGAACAAGTCGCGTCTTGCGGGCATGGAGGGCGTTGTTCAGGCTCGCGCCAAGCTTATGGGCATGGACCCGGAGGCGAGGCAGAAGGCGACTGCTCAGGCAGCCAGCCTGATGGACAAGGGCTTTGACGAAGCTACTCGTGCTGCCAATGCCGTTGGTCGTGTACGCACCCTGATGACGACGCTCTCTCCGCAGAAGCAGCGCGAGGTTTGGGACACGAGCATCGGTCGTGTCATTCGCGAAGCCGCACAGAGTGCCGAGGCAAAGGGCGCAAAGGACGGTGCGTCTGTTATTGCCATGGTCGGCAAGTCCATCAACGCGCTTATGAAGTCTGCATCGTTCTCTCCAGAGCAAATCCAGATGATGAACCTCGCTCAGAAGATCGTGAACGAGGAGCTGCGCAACATCTCTGGTGGTTCTGTCACCGATGGCGAGTTCGTGCGAAACCTCATGAGCCGCGATTTCTCCAGTTACGAGGGCTTCAAGAACTGGATGGACACGCAGCAGACCGACGCCAGGCAGGCCCTGAACAAGTACAAGGTTCAGTCCAAGTTTGCGGACCCAAACGTGTCTACGATTCTGGACAACGTCATGCTTCCTGCGGTTGCTGAGATGGACAACTACGACAAGTGGGAGCAGTCTCAGGGCTTCTACGAGAAGGGTGCCAAGAAGTGAAGCCGATCACCCTCGTCGACCGCGAAGGCAAGGACGTATCTGTTCCGCAGGATCAGCTCGTCCCTTTGCTGCGCGCTGGATACAAGGCGCGCACTGGGCAGACCGTCACGCTTGGCAACGAGCAGGGTACGGAGATTCCGGTTGAACGCGTCGTCGAGGGCCTCAATCTTGGGTACGAGGCTCCTCGCCTGCAGAGCGAGCGAGAGGCTTTTGAGATGGCCTCTCAGAAGCGTTTCGGTGGTGGCGCTGGTCTCGCGGCTGGCCTTGGCTACGGTGCGCTCCAGGGCGCGAGCCTTGGGCTTGGTGGGCGTGCGCTCATTGAGACTGGGCTCGTGGACCCGGAGACGCTGGCGCAACTTGAGGAGGCTCGCGGTGGCGGCCTGTTCTCAACCATCGGAGCTGGCGAGCTCATTGGGGGCACGCTCGCATTCAAGGGCGCTGGCAAGCTTCTTGGTCCCGCTGCAGGCAGCGCAGCAGAGGCGGCGCTTCTGGAGCGCGAGGCTGCGAAGAGCGCGGGTCGTCGTATCGCTGAGACGGCGGCAAAGGAAGCTGGCATCGGTGCGGGCTACGCGGCGGGCAGCGAGCTTACGCAGGCCGGCATTGAGCGTCGCCAGGCCAACCTTGGCGAAGCGGCTCTTGCCGGCGCTGAGTTCGGCGGCATTCTTGGTGCGGCAGGTTCGACGCTTGTCGAGGGCGCGGCTCGGGCAAAGGCTCGTGGCGCAGCGGCAGCCGAGCGCCGTGCTGCCGAGGACATTGCTGGCATCCCGACCAAGGCCGAGGGCAGCGTTGAGAAGGACGTGGCTTCGGCTCGACTCGGCGTCGAAAAAGAGAAGATTCAGGAGTACGCCAAGAACGCTTCTTCGAACCTCGCGAACATCGTCGAGCGCATCAACAACGCTGCGACGCAGGCAGACGATCTCGGCTACTCGCTGAGCGGCAAGGGCCTGAAGAAGCTGGCGACGAAGATCGAGCGCCTGCAAGAGAGCTACGATTCGCTCGGCTCGAAGATTACCTCGGAGTACGAGGGCGAGGTTGATCGCCTCAACAAGACGCTGGCGGACGTTCAGAAGACGGCGTTCAAGAACAAGTCGGCGCGCTTGGCGGACGAGCAGACGCTCGCAGCGGAGTACCAGACTGCCAAGGAAGACCTTGCCCTGGCTCAGAGCAAGAAGGCTGGAGACCTGGCGATTCAGAGCGCGCAGACGCGCGTAAGCAAGCTTGAGAAGGCGATGGCTGCCTTCAACGAACAAGAGTCGATGTACACGGAGCTCGGCGCAAAGACGCTGGCCCTGTCGGACATTGTTAGCTCGCTTGGCAAGGAGCAGCGCGGCAAGGCTCGCGAGATCTCTCGCGCCGAGTCTATCCGTCGCACGCTTGCGGATCTTGGTGAGAAGTCGGCGGAACTTGCCGGCGGGTCGGCGCAGGCTGCGCGCGACGAAGCCAAGGAGTTCATGCGCGAGGTCAGCGTGCTCAAGGAGCAGACTGGCGCAGCGACGGCGGATGCGGCCAAGTCTGGCGTGCAGGTCTTCTCGAAGTACGCGGAAGAGTTCGCGGCTCCTGCGGTGCAGGCAGCGAAGGGGGCATTCGACGACTTCCGGTCGCTTGTCGGCGACATGTTCACGGTCGAGCGCGGCCTGTACAAAGAGGGCGAGCGTGCGATCAAGGGCGGCCCCAAGACGGGTGCCGTCAAGACGAGCGTGTTCACGCAGATGTTCGACAGCCCGTCGGTGCGCCAGTCGCTCACGCCGGAGAACGCGGCGTACGTGCGTGCGCTTGCCGGCGGGGCAAAGGAGCTCGACCTCGTCCGTGGGGCTCATCACAAGTCGAAGCGTGCGGCGAACATCGTGCGTGCCATCGACGAGCAGTTTGCCGGCGAAGGCGGTCTTGAGAAGCTGCTCGGACCGCAGCGGTATGCCGAGATCACGGATGCCGCCATGTCGGATGGCCGCGCGATCCTGGCCAACGAGCCGACCGAGCAGATGGCGAACGACGTGCTCGCGCGCTACCGCGAGTCCCGCGTGCCCGCCGAGACGGTCGAAGCTCCTGCGGTTGAGGCGACGCTTGCGGATTCGAAGACCATCACGGCTGCGAACCCTGCGGATACCGAGTCGCTTCGCTCGAAGCTTGCCCAGCACGAGGCGAACATTGCCAAGCACGACGAGGCCATCAAGACGCTCGGCGATGCTCGTGCGAAGGCGTTCGAAGAGCGGCGCGCGCTGACGAACAACCTGGCCAAAGCGAAGACGGCGACCCGCAAGGCGGCTCTCGCGGATAGCCTGGCTGCGGCTACCGAGCGCGAGACGATGATCGAGACCTCGCTTGAGGCGGTCAACAGCTCGCGCGCGTCGCAGCAAGAGGCCGCTCGCAGGATGCGCGACATGCGTGCTGTCAACGCGGTGGACGCTGCGGCGGATGCTGCCGACGCTGCTTCGGCGCGCCAGTCGCTCGCAGACGCCCGCCGGGTGGTCGACAAGAAGGTGCTCAGCGACAAGCGCGATGCCCTTGGTCGCAAGATTGAGGCGGCAAAGAACACTCAGACCGAACTTGAGCGCATCATCGGCGACCACAATGCAGCTCGCCAGGAGCTCGAAGGCCTCATCTCGAAGGGCGAGAACTACGTTCGCTCGACGACGGGCGGTCGCCTGGTGCCGCTTGCCGAAGAGCAGATCTTCGAGCGTCGCTTTGCCGACTTCATGCGCTCGCCCGAGGGCCGAGACATTGCCAAGTCGTTGAAGGGCGTAGCGCCCGCTTCTGGGGGCGCTGTGACGCCCAAGGACGTGGCGGGTATCCTTGGTCTCGAAGTCCTCGCTAGCAGCCTCCTGGGCCCAGCGTTGGGCACTGTCGTGACCGGCGTGACCACGGCTGCCCTGTCCGGCAAGAAGGGCGTCTGGATGGCGGCGAAGACGCTGATGAACCCGATCAAGTTCTGGTCGGCGACGGAGAACACGTTGAAGGCGCTTTCGCAGCTTTCGACGCAGGCTGGTCGCCGCACCGAGACGAGGAGGACGTACCAGTTCCCGGTGGCCGAGGCGAACGCCTACCTGGACTCCATCGTGGAAGACCGTGCGTCGGCGAACCAGGCGTTTGACAAGCTTGCCAAGAGCGGTGTTGTGAACGCAAAGAACCTCGACGAGGCGCGTCGTCGGTTCAACGCAGCGGTGGACTACCTGGAGCGCAAGCGCCCGCCGACGAGCAACGGCTCTGACGCCCAGGCTTTTGCTCGATCGGTGGCTCTCTTGAAGGATCCAGGTCTGTTGACGAAGTTTGTGAGCGACGGCTCGCTGCGTCAGCAGGACGTTGACCTGCTGCAGAAGGTCTCGCCCGAGAGCTACGAGCAGCTCAAGGCAGCGGTGACGGCGATGCACCAGCAGAGGCCGCAGTCGGTGGCTGCGCTGTCTCCGCTGTTCAAGCTGATGATCAAGGACAAGTACATGGTCCGCACGAACCTTCCCATGATGCTTCTTCAGCAGATGGGAGGCGCGTCATTTGGTCAAGGTCAGCCTGGACAAGGGACCCCAATGCAGGCGAAGAGTGAGGCGATGGCGGCTCGTGGACGTGCGAGCTCCGCGAAGGATTCACCTACGGCAAACAGCATGGGCTTCGAAGACCAGGGCGAGTTGGGCCGCTAAGACGACTGCCGGATTATCCGGGGATACGAAGGGCGCGAAAGGGCAAAACCATGAGTCGATTCGGAACGGGCGTAAGCAGCGGAATGAGGATTTACCAGGCGTCGATCACGTCGACCCCGGTGCAGTTGGCGTCGGCAACGTCGAGCAACGCGCGCAACCCGACCGGGTTGACCACGCTGCCGATCAAGTTGGCGCAAGACATGGCGTCGCCCTCTGGCTCGTCCTCGTGCGTCCAGGGTCTCAACATCCGCAACATCGGCGCGACCACCCTGTGGGTCGTGTCGTCGTCGGATGCAACGGCGGCGTCCGGGTTCCCGGTCTTTGCCAACGAGTCCACGCGCGTTGACATTCGCGACGGCCAGGGCACGTACCTTGTGACGGCTGCTGGTACGACGACTATCGCAGTGTGGGAAGTGTGAGCCTTGTCGGCTCCCACGGTCACGCCTGCTGACCCGCTGCTCGTAACAAAGCGATGGGGTTCGTTCTGGGACACTACGGCGACCCAGACGATTCCTAGCGCCAACGCCACGTCCATCGTGACGTTCAACCAGGCTGACCCGGCGAACAACGGCGTCAGCATGGTCGGCGGCAACCGGATGACGTTCGCGTACGCTGGC